AAAGTAGCCATGTCTCATCCTCACGCCGCTGTGTCTACGGGTATCCAAGTAGCATTTTGCGCGTCATTTACATCAACCCAAACGGCGTTTTGAGCGTCGTTTACCAGTGACCATCCCCCTATTTTAACCGTACCTACTGCGCCTACACCAGCTACTCCGAGGGGGACTACAAGCTCGCTTACCGCTATCTGCACCTGCCCAATCGCGCCGGTTGCGCTGACTCCTACAAGGACAACTGTATCGTTGACTTGTATTGTAACTGTGCCTACCGCGCCCGTGCCTTCAATGCCTGTGGCCGTAACAGTAGCATCATATGCGGGGACTACTGTACCAATCGCGCCAGTACCCGTTACGCCCGTTACAGTGACATTGCTGTCTATCTGCAGTGTCACGGCGTCAACAGCACCGATGCCCTCTACGCCTGTGGCTACGACCGTTGCGTTTATTGCGATGGAGACAGTGCCAACGGCGCCCGTTCCTTCAACCCCCGTCGCAACTATCGTATTGTTAACGACTGTGGCAACTGTGCCAACTGCACCAACGCCTGCAACACCGATAGGGATGACAATGTCGTCAACCTGTACTACGAAGCCACCGATCTCACCAACGCCTTGAACACCCGTGGGGACAACATTAGAGCTGATCTGCAAGAAAACCGTGCCAACCGCCCCAGTTCCGGCAACCCCATCAACTACGTAGGCAGGCGCTATCCCGCCAAAGCCATTTATGCCCCAGCCACCCTCTCCCCAACCCTTGTCGTAGGTGGTAGCTGCCACGGGTTACCCTTGGAACTTGTTGCTTTTCGACATGTTATCTACGCCCGGTATTACTTGTAAATTCCATGGTACGTGCAGGCCCGATACAGTTTTACCCCGTAACGGGACAATGTGGTCCACGTGCCAAACATACCCCAACGATTCTGACCGGAGGTGCGCCAGCTCGTAGGCCTCATACATCATCCAGTGCTCGTCTTCAGTAAGCCAAGCGGGGCAGGCTCTCGCCTTCGCCAACTTATATGCTTTCTTAATCGCATTGGACTTTCCGCGATTTTCAGCGACCCACTTTTTAGCCGCAGCTAGTCGGCTTTCTCGGTACCGGGTGTGGTAGTAGTCTACGTTTTGTTTACGAAACTTGTCCCGATTAGCAGCATAGTGCGCTGCGTGCCAGTTGGGATTATTTGCTATTTTGGCAGCGTAATTAACCCTATGCCACGCTCTTTTGTCTTCGAGTTTGTCCGTGTAATTTTTGTGCGACACCGCAATACGACAATGTTTGCAATCGTTACGGTACCCGTCAGGAGAGTCTTTTCGCCTGTAAAAAAACTCAAGCTCCTTACTCTCCCCGCATGTAACACAACTCTTCATCACGCGATGCGAATAATTGCGGTAGCTGCCGCAGCAGTAGGCATTTGAATCTGAAAATCGCCGGAACTTACCTGCTGGTCGCCACCAAAGCTCAACACCGCAACCGCAGCGTCAGACGAGGTGTCGTTATAAATCAACGCGCCGGAAGTAGTAAAGGTCGCAGCACTCCACGTCGTGTTGTCAAAGTCGCAGATTGCCGTAGTGCCGTCCGCTACCGGGGTGATCGACACTAGCGTGTTGCCACCTGTGGTGTAGCCGCTACCGCTACCAAGCTCGTCAGTGCTCAAATCACTGTAGTTAGTGGTCGCAGCACCAAAGGTGCCAGAACCGGCAGCCGCTGCCTTGAGCAGAGCGATCTTAAAAGTATCGCCAGTGGAGGCGGTGAAGTCGTGTACGCCCTTGAACAGCTCAACTTTGAAGCTGGTGGGCATTGCGGTTGTAATGGAAATAGGCATGTTAACTCTCCAGTAATTTTACAAGTTCCGGGTGCCCAGCGGCGCGGAAACGGTTCATCAAAGTAGTGTGGTTGGAGCGTATGGCTTGGTGCATCGCAGCGACCAGCACAACCTTGATCTGATCACGGTAGGCTTCAGCCTGAGCGCGGATAGCCGGGTCTGAGCTTCTACCGATGTAGATAATCTTGTCCAGTGCACCCTCGGCCAGCTCTTCAGGCGTAAAGCCTCGGCCCGAAACGGAGGATGCTTTGATGAGGCCTAGTGCTGCGCCGCCTGACGTGCTGAACATGGTTATGGTCCCGGTGATTCAGATTTGATTGGTATGCGAATCATACCATCACGGAACTCATCACGGCGACGTCTACCCTGCTGCTCGATGCCCAGACCCTGAATCGCTTGCTTGTAGCTGCCGTCAAAGAAGCCCAGCATTTCAGTGGGACCCTTGGTGTAGCTGTAGGCTTGAATCAGGCAAGCATAGAGCAACGCCTCGGGGGCGTTCGTGCTGATCCACGTCGTTGGGTTGGCCGCAGAGAGCTGCGCCGGACGAACGATGTACCCGAGCTCCACTGCGTAGTCGGCGTTGGGCGTTGGCGCCAAGGTGAACGTGTTCTGGTCCCAAACCGAGTAGTACTTGGGTACGCCCACTACCGCAGCGTCAGGCGCATACTCCTTCATAAAGGACGTGTCCCTGAAGTCCAGATACACCTTCTTGCCCGCTACGGTGATGAAGATATACCGGTGTGTCAGAATGTCGCTTGGGGACGCCAGAAATCGGTTGCCGGTGGTCATCGTGCTGGTGGATTCTTTCTTGAATACGTCCAAATCAATGTCGCGCAAGATCCGGTTCTCAGCCATCGTGATAAACGTATCAATCACGGAATTGCTGAAGACGTTGGCGTCAACGTTGGTGTAGTTTCGTATATTTGTGACCAGCTCGCTGTAGTTCATCAGGTTATCACTATAGTCACTTTGCCAATGGATCCAACGCCCTGAACCGCATTCTGCTGCGGGAACGGCTGCATGTTTGTGCCGCCATTGGCACTACCAATACTCTGGAAGGCTGCGTCCCCCGGCAAGCCAAGGAAAACGACCGTAGGCTCTACCCTGTCAGGTCTTGGGTCACGCAGCGCAATCGCGTCCCCACGATAGTTCAGCGGAAATAACTGGGGCTCTTTGGGCTCGTAGTCGTCAGGACAAACCATGAAGCCGCGCCAGTTTTTACGCAATACTTTGTACGGGTATCTCTGCCCACAGAAGTCGCAGAGTGAATACGAATACTTACCCGACGCAAATGCCATGTCACACCCCGAAATCAGGCACTATGTGTAGACTTGCGGTGTCCCTGTCCTCTAGTGCCGCCCTCAAGAAGTCCTCTTCGTAGATCTGCTTGAGCGCACCCGTGCGATCAGGTGAATACTTCAGCGACAGCATATACGCTAGGCCAGAGGCCAGACACGGCAAAAAGCGGAAGTTCACGTCTGAGGTGTTTTCGTAGTTGCCGGCGTCTTGAATGCGTCGTATCCGGTAGTAAACGAAGGTGTACACCTGATCGGCTGCCGGGTATAAATATACTTGCGGCGTGTTACTGCGCTCTACGTAGAACTGTGCTGGGCGCGCTTGGGTGGTCTTGTTCGGCAGATCCAAGTAGTCCTCGCGGCTGATCCGGTCGATGGAGACATCCTGCTGCTGACCCGTGATGTTCTGCCGGATCACCGCCGACAGCACGTTAACCGTGTCCAGCGGGAGGTTCAACACCCGGCTACCCTGCGTGAGTGCGATCGTCGATTCCTCGATCGTCCACAGGTTCAGGCCACGATTAGCCCAGTCCAAGAACAACAGGTTCAACGATCTGCGCGCAGAGGACAGCTGATAACCCGAGGTCATCCGCATGCCACAGCGTTCAAACGCCTCCTCAACTAGATCATCTATGCTGAGGTTAAAGTCTGTTGTCCCGGAGGTAGCCATTAGTCACACGCCATCCCGCCTTTGCGCATTTTCATCGCGCGGCCCATAGCGTCTTTGCCTTTTTTCTTCATGGCACGGCCTTTTTTGTCAGCCAGACCACCTTTTGCCATCATGACCGGGCCCGTTTTCTTGCTGGTCGCAGAGATCATTTTGTTTTTTGGACCACTTTCCACTGCTCCGCCGCCTTTTGTAGCAGCACCCATTCCAAGTCCAGCCATGTTACTTACCTCGATTTCGATACGATTTTACTTTTGCAGCTACCTTCTTGGGTTGCTTGCTAAACTGCACACCCTTTGCTGTATCTGCACGTTTTTTTCTTGACGTTGCTGCGTACTCGGCACTGCTCAAGGCGCCAATCGCCTTCTCCGGCAAGTAACGCTCACCCGTTGCCTTGGGACCCTGCGTCGAGGGCTTTCCAGACTTGGTGCGCCACTTCTGATCCCCCCACGCCTTTAAGGATTTTTGGGGTTTCTTAAGTGCCATCAGTCTTTATAACTCCCACCCGCAGCCTTGTACTTCAGCGCCAACATTTGTGCCTTGCGCGCGGACCACTGCCCCGGGCTGCCGCCTTTTCCGCTGGCCTTAATCTCTTCAAACAGGCGCTTTCTCAGCGTTGGTTTGGTGTAGTTGCCTGCCTCGTTGACCTTGGACT